TTTCAAACATTGTTTATCTTGTTTAATTAATGGCAAATTTAAAAAATATTTTCCTAAAAATTGCCTAAAACAAGAAATTTATTTTTTGAATTGATTGGTTTCAACCGCTAATTGGTCGCTATCAATGTTCGGCAAGTGCATATTTATTTTGTACGCATTGCGCTTCAAATTCGCTTCTATGGTATCAATGATGCAACTATCTGGCAACTGCATTACACTTGCGCCAAAGTTAATCCAAAGGCGATTGAGCATCGATAACGGCTTGTAATGATTGTTTTTAAACGTACCCTCATAACGATGAATTGACGTTCTAAAATCGTTCATTATCTCTTTATTGATGACTTGCGCTCGGTTTGTTTTAACCCACGTTTGATAATTATCTCGCGGCCTTTTTGCCAATTGTCCGTTGTCTACATCAAAATTTGGAAATACACTAAATCCGGTAATATGCTCAACGCTTGTTCGCTCTTGCTCATATACCTTTGTATTGTCTGCTTGGGTTATTTTATAATTGTGAATTTTACGCTCCGATTGATCAACGGCTTGCAATGACACCTCGCCAATATATAATGCGTTGTAATTACCTCCAGTTCCGGCAATATATGGGCGATAAATAATCACTTGCAATTCGGTAGAATCACCAATTGATTTAAAATCTAAACTTGCCGATTCCCATAATTTATTGACGTTTGTTCGTGTTGTATTTACGTCAATATAAATTGGTGTAAATGACCAACTCTCGGTATCTGGATCATACCAACGATCCGATGATGTGCTTGATGTGTATTTAACACTATATAAAAAATTGTAATTTATGGCAGTTGCATCACTATCGTATAAGTAACTTATATTTAAAGACATATCTCTATTATTTCTCACAAACTCATTTTCATCGGTTTGCAAAAAACTTGTGCGCATTGCTTCAATATAACTGCCTAAACTAAGATTGTACAACCCCAAACGATACGAATATTTCGAATCGCCAAGCGTATAATTCCATTGCCCAATTACACCATTGGTAATATCGTAACCGGTTAAGCCGAAATTAAAAAACTGATTGGCGTTTGTTTGGTATCTTCTATGATTATATGACTCAATATTGTAATCAATACTTACCTCTTTATATGGTGGTAAATATTCCACAACAAAATCATTGCCTATGTTCTGAACATCCGATGGCATTGCGATATGGGCATCTTTTGACTCGGTGCCAATGTACGCGCCTCTTGGATTAAACTTTTCAAATACTACCACCTCGGCATTGTTTGTGGTTAAATATTGGGTTTTTAAATCGCGAATATCTGGCGGCTGATAACCTAAAAATGCCGTATAATTTGATATTGATGTTGTAAACCCACTCGCCTCATAACAACTATTAGGAATAATACACCAACGCCCATCTGATTGAAATATCCTTGAATTGGTTGATTTTAAAATGGCCGTTAAAATTTCTTTTGTTGATAGTTGATTTCCTTCAAATATAAAAGAATCAAATGCCGCGGTATTTGATGGTATAAATGTTTGTTGCTCATATTTCACCCATTCGTGAGTTGCAATTATATCCATACCCAAATCAATATTGCGCAATATGTCGGCAATGATTTTTATTTGTAATGGGTAAATATTCTCAACGCCAAATTGCGGCTGATAAGCGGCCGGATTTATCTCATAATCATCTATTGTACCGAGGCAATCAAAAGCCGTTAAAGTTATCGGATATGGCGTTGTGCTAACTAATTCCTTGAATGTATCGGCAACAATCCACCCACGCCAAATTGTGTTCCAAGTTAATGGGCCACTTCCAGTACCATCATATCCATACCATTGAACCAATACTTTATATGTTTTTTCCGGTGCCTCGTAAAAATTGTCATAAGTTACCGAATCGGTAACCATTAAATTTATGGTGCATTGCGATCCTTTAATTGGCTCATAAAAATCATCATCTCCCTCCCATTTTATAACTACCGGATCACTACCACCAACCATTGGCAATACTGCGCCGATATACCCACGCTCTTGAATAATTACGCGGTATTTAAAATTGTCATAATCATCGCCAAATTCCAATAAATATTTATTGCCAAATTCCTCACGCAAACTGCTTAATAAGCCATCAGCATTAAGTGTATTTTCAGAAAATTCTGATCGGCTAATTAACTGATCATTTAAAGTATATCTACTCATAAGACTAAATTAAACGGCTTTTGTTTTTATTGGCGCGTTCTAAAACCACAACTAAATCCGATCCACGCATTACAAATTCACCGCCCACATTTACATCTTGCCCTCTGCCTCCGCCAATTAATGATTGCAATTTATTCAATGGCGCAATAACCTCCGGATTTGACCTTGCTCCGGGATATTCACCCATCAATCCTAATGTCGGGCCGCTTACAATACCACCATTTGCAAATGCTGGGATGCCTCCGATTGTTGGCGCACCTCCGCCGGGCATTGATCCAGCACTTCCACCATCTGCAATTCCAGCGGCACGCGATTTTAAGAATGAACCAAGCGCTACAAGTGCAACCCCGGCCGCAATGGCCACCGCTGGGTTTAATGTTTTTAATGCGGCTTGTATCGATTCCAATCCAATACCAATTCCAATGGCAAGTTTACCAAGTTCGACCGCCATATTTCCAATTGTACTCAATAACGTTTCGGCCAATGCTCCGGCTAAATTACCGCCATTGGCAAGTGCATTTCCTAATGCCTCACCAATACCAACGGCTAAATCGTTTAAACCTCCGGTAATGATTTGCGATACACCCTCATTGAACGCTTGCGCCCTTGCCATATTGGCTTTTTGCCATTCGCTTAATACAACGGATTGCTCTTCAAGCGCTTGTTGAATCTTTGGTGTTTCCGCGCTTATTTGCTCGGACAAACTGCCGCCATCACCTCCGGCAAACATTCCACCGCTAAATAAATTGCCAACCTTGCCGGCAATACCTTTTATAAAACCGGTTGCGTTATCTAGTGCGTTGGTTAATCCGGCTTGTATTTGCTCCTCGGTTTTATGCTCTAATTGACTTCCTAAAGCGTTAGCGTAGGCATCTGAAAATTCTTGTGAAATATCCTTCGCGCCATCTTTTGCAATCTGTTTGCCATTTTCAAATCCTTGCTCTATTATATCCCCAAATGCCGCATCCAATCCATCTTCGGAAAATGCCACGATAACGGCCCACATTGTTTTAAACAAATTAACCACTTGGTCAATCTGCATTTTGACACCAATAAATGCGCTTTTAAATGCCGCGCCCATTAATGCAATTGCCACTCGTAATGTTTCACTTCCGTTGTATAAATCGACAAAACGATTATATAAGCCGGTTATTACCGGCAACACTTCATTCCAATTTTTATAAATAACATAAGCAACTGCCGCAAGTGCCGCAGCAACCAATCCAACCGGCGAAAGCAATGCGCCCATAATCGAAACAAGCGTGCCACCTAAACTTATGATGGTTGGCAATACAATTGCAAAACCGCCAAGTCCAATTAAAAGTTTTTGCGTTGCTGGCTCTAAATTGGTAAACGATTGATATAAATTACTTACAAAATTTGCCGCCTTTTCTAATATCGGCACAACCGCAACAAGTAATTGTTGCCCTAAACTTGCTAATGATTCTTTCGCTTTGTTTATGGACTTGGTCATTTTAAATGATGCAGATTGAGCGTTTATACCCATCGCCTCGTTTGTTGCGCCCAATGAATTAGCCAACGCATCATTAATTCGGATATTGTCCTCCATTGATGCACCGGTCAAATCAAGTAAACCTTTTATGGCGCGAACATTTGGAAATAAATCTTTAAATCTTAAATTATTAGCCTCAAGTTCTCCTTTTAAATTTTTTAAGGTAACAATTAGTCCATCCTTACCAACAGATTTTTCAATATCTGTGAACGTCATACCCATTGTTGCTAGCAAACTTTCTGCCTCCGACGTTGGTTTTTGGATGCTCATCAATATGGCATTTAATTGCGTTGCCGCATTCGCCGCGTTTGTTCCAGTTCTTGACATACCAGCCATTGCCGCACCAATCTCGTGAAATTCCACACCCATACTTGATGCAATTGGAATTACTCCACCCATTGCGCCGGCTAATTCACTTGCCTCAAGTTTACCCTCGCGTACTGCGGCAACAAGAATATCAGTTGCATTTGATGCGGATAATGTATCCGATCCGTATGCGTTCATCGCTGATGTTGCCAAATCCGCAATCGTCTTGGTTTCACCCAAACCAACTGCGGCGGCTTTTAATGATGCCTCCAATGTTTGCATCGCCTCATCGCCACGCAACCCAGCCGATGTAATAAAAAACAAAGCATCTGCGGCCTCTGCACTACTTATGCCAGTTGCAATTGCCATTTGCTTAACTTTTTGGCCCATTGCATCTACCTCATCCCCGGCAACCCCTACCAAAGATTTTATTTGAGTCATCGAGCGGTCAAAATCAAACGCCATTTTTGTGGCCGCACCTCCAATGGCCAATAATGGCAATGCCAATCTGGTTTGCAAAGACGATCCAATGGATGACATCTTTGACCCGAATGATTTTAATTTGCCTTGCGCGCTGCTCAATGCGGTGGTTAAACCGGAGGCATCCCCTTTGATATTAACCCTTAAATCTTGTTGTGCCATAATCTAAAATGTAGTGAAACAAAAATACAAAAAAAAAGACGCTTATAATTTAAACGTCTTTTGCGGTACGGCACTCTGATATTTCTCTTTAAACGCCTCAAATTGCTCTTGCGTTGATTTTGGTTTGCCCTTGTCCGGATTTCTCTTTTTATCCGATGGCAATGGGAATAAATCCTCCGGTTTGACCATTTGCGATTTCTTTTGACAATTGACATTGTAAACCATTGTTGCCAAATATCGCGTTTGCTCCCAATTAAGATTTATTTGATTGTGATGTGCCTCGGCCATTAGTGCATTTTCTCGCCAAGTTTGCCGCCAGAAAACATCGGGCATTATGCCAATTTGCCCAATATAATAATCTGTAATGGACTCAAAATTTAATTCTGTGCTTTCTGCGGCTTCGGCTTTTTTGGCGCGTTAGAATCGGCCAATGAGTTGCCTAATATCTTTGATTCCATCATTACCGCAACAATATCATTGATTGCCTCGGCTTCTAAATCCTCAAGCCATTCGCCTACGGAATAAAGCGTATAATCAATCGGATTGCCTTGCTCTAAATCATTGGCACGAACCGCTGAATAAATTAATGCGCGGATGCCGCTTAATGACATACCGCCATTAAATACCTCTCCGATGTCCGTTAATGATACGCCGAGTTGCTCTGTAAATTCAACCCAAAAATTCATTGAAAAGTGCAAAGTACGTTTTTTGCCCCCTAATTGGATATTAATATATCCTCTTTTTTTGTTTGCCATTGTGTAAATATTTTTTGTAAAAATAGCACAAAAAAAAGCCACCGCCAAATTAATGACGATGACTTACCCTAGTAGGTTAATCCCTTAAATTATGGGTTGGTTGATTTGGTGATTGCACCGGTCAATGTAATCGATCCGCTATATGATACCGGTGATTCCATTTCGGCTGATTGCTCAACGCTTGAAAGATACCCTTCGGCGGTATAAATCGCATCACCGGTTTCGGCAGTTCCGAAAACACAAGTGATTTGCGTACGCGCTAAAAGATAATCGGCTAATTCAATCGCGTTAGCGGTATCGCTATAATCAACAAGGCCATCAAAAGATAATTCTCCGGAAATCACACCGGCGATCACTTCTTGAAAACCATTTGAATCTTTAGTGGTTGCCTCTGGCAAATCATTTGACAAAGACAAACTACAAGATGTGGTGTGGCCTAATACATTACCCTCTACTGAAAGCAATAAATTAGTTCCGTTAAATACTGATGTTGTTGCCATATTATTTCTCTTTTATTTGTTACAAATATAATTATTTTATTTTAAATCATTTTTGGCATTACCCCTTGCAATGCCTTGTAAAATTACAATAAATTATCAAGTTCGGTAATGGTACACGCTCGCGCTTCTGTGCCTCCGCCAAGTAACGCGCATCGGTTATTATATACGTCAAATAAACGCCTTGCATCGTCTGACTCCGGGATTGCATCCAATGCCGCTAATAAACACGCAATGGCCTCCAATGATCCACCATCTGCCGCAACACGCAACTCAAATAAATCTACATATTCGGCATCGCTTAAATTACCACCGGTCAAGTTTTCCATTTCCGTATCTGACAAAAACTCATCAAATACAATTACCGCGGTTGCCTTGCCGAAAAATTCATTTAACCCTCCGCCATCATCAAAATGCAATGTGTTTAAGGTATTGGCACTAAATACGGATCCGCTATAATCCCAACCGACATTCTCACCATCAACCCATAACCCAAACTCGTTATTTCGGTATTTTAACGCGCATTTAACGGCGTTTGTGGCATTGGATAACGTATAAGTCAATTGCGCTTGTAATATGCCGCTTACGCGCACCCACGCTTGTAATTCATTTGCCGTTGATGAATATAATAAACTCACCACGTTTGCACTTGTGCCATCTGATAATGATATAATGCGGTTTGTGCTATCGTTATATAATGCGGCAATTTCCGCGTACAATGCGCCTTGTGTGCTATCAATATAAAATTGACTGCCGGCATTATTGCACTCGTCTTTTAATCTTGTAACCGCGGAGCCGCTTGTTTCTACTAAACTTGTGGCATAAGGCAATGCCTCACGCTGAAATCCATAAAATGAAATATCCGCTTTTGACTCTCCGGCAATCCCGGCATATCCGGTATTAGTTGCCGTATATGTATAATCAAATCTTTGCCAACGATCGGTTAATTTAAAAGGCGATACAATTGTACCGGTTGCGCTATTGACAAAAAAACCAACGTTTTGCTCACCGGTATCATTACGCTTGGCCCAAACTGATATTGTGTACTCTGTTGATGCCACTTGTGCATCATTATTGTATGCGTACCCATTGGCGGTAAACAACAAACGATTGGCATTAAAATCACCGGTTGGCGAATAATCATAATTGGCGGTTGCCGTTACATTGGATAAATTTGACCAATTATCAACGTTGCTCGATTCGGTGCAAAGATTGGTTGATTGTGGCTCAAGTAGTAATGCGCCAAAACCATTATCATAATTTATGCGCGGTATGTCTGCGGCTATTTCTTCGACCAATGCGGCCTCGTTTATTCTTGTGCCAACACTTGATCGCGAAAATGTAAAATCTGTTGCGGTTGCTAATTTAACCGATACGTCATCAATAGCCATTGTATTGCTTATTGATGTCCCCTCAAAATATATTGTTGATGATCCGGCGCAAGTTATGTATTCGATATATGTGCCATCATTTGTTCGCGTTTGCCCAGCGGCCGATCCTAACTTAATGCGTACACCTCCCAATGCATATTGCGATATGGTATATTGTACTTTGTAAGTTTTGCCAATTACGATGCTTGTGGCTTGCGATGCGGTATCTGAAGATAATGTGCCAACGGAATTTAATTTGCCTCCGCTAATTGACCATTTTGTGCCTAATGTCCAATCTAAATCATAATCAAATGTGCCATTGGTTACCTCATTGGCTGGGCCAATAACTTGTTGCGGCTTGGCATTATTATATGTCCCCTCATCGTATGCAATGGGGATTGAAATTATGCTTGCCTTGTCGAGTAGACTCATTTGTTTAAATTAGTTATTTACCTTTAAAATACCATATCTATTTTTAACTCGATTTGCTATCATATTAGAAATAGATGATTCTGATAAATTTAATGCCTTTGCGCATTGTTTCATAGAATCAAAAGTTTTATCTAAATAAGCACAATAAACTTTTTTTTTATTACCATCCCATATTTCTTGCATCTTATGATCTCCAATATAAAATCCCAATTTGCTTTGGCTTATCTTTTTTTTAGAATCATCTGTATGTGATTTGCCGTAAAAATGATTTTTAAATCCGGTTCTGGATTTAGACATTTTTATTCTTGATTCAATGGAATGCCTTTTACCTAAATTTGCTAATCTCAATTTTTCTTTTTGAGATTCAGACATTTTTTTGCCCTTATTAGCATTAGCCACTTTTCTAATATGTTCTGGGGAATTTTTATGTCCGCTTCGAGTATTTCCACCGATACTTGTATTCTTTAAATTATAAGATAATTTATCTTTTTTGGCATTTAAAGTTTTTAAAATAAACTCCTCTAATTCTCTGAAATCTTTGCCTTGATATAAAATATCGCGCACAAAGTTATTTGGACTTTTTTTATATGCTCGTTTAAAATAGATTCCGCTTCCAATATAACCATCATCTGGCGATCCCTTATGACTGCCAATGTAATACATATTGTTTGAAAGATTAATCCATCTGTAAACAAATCCTATCATTAAGGCAAATCTACGTTTTCCTCTGGATCTGGGAAATACTCCGGATGTAATTCTTTAACCTTTTCCATATATTCGGCAATTGCTTTTGATGATCCAAAAACGTGAACGCCAAGAATATCTGGATTTGGCCACACCATTTGAGCATCCCAATCTGGGTTTGGCTCACCATCCCATAAAACATCAACGTGATAGGTATCTGTTAAAACGGCTTCGGTAATAACATTGCCTTCTGCGTCTATCTCTGCTGGGGTAACTACAAGATTCCCTAATCTTACGATTGCGTTGTTGTGTGTTGGGTTACCTTCCTCATCAATACCTAATGCATTGATTTTAGTTGTTGCGGCACTTTTAGAGCCAAACTGATATTTTCTAAATACTTTCATAATTATATTGTTGTTAAATCTGCGAGTTCTTCATTTGATAGTCGAGTCTTAAATAATATAAATTGCTTTACAGAATCATCTAAATATCTGTTACTAACCAAATCGCCTAATTCAATAATGCTCGTTGATGGAATACCGCTTGATGTATCAGTACCAACGCTTGAGCCATCAACATAAACTTGAATGTCATTTGATGCATACGCAATGGCAATTTTATGAATTCCATTATTTATGCCAGTATCTATTAAAGCACTTGTCGTTCCGCTTACATTGATATGAGTAAAGAAATTAGAACTACCAGACCTTCTTAATCCGATATAATTTGATGTAGTTCCATCATTCAAACTAAACGCCCAAGAACTTGGCAAAACCTTTGTGCTAACATTTATCTCACACAATATAGTCCCCTCTGTTTGCCCAATTAAATCACTTGCACTTGTTTTTTCACACCCATCACTTGCGAATGTCACACTCGCCCCATAGGTAGGGATGTAACTTGTTGGGTAACTTGATTCTTCGAGTTGGAATCCGTATACTTCAATAACATCACCAATATTATCTACTAAAACATATACCCGCCCAATATAATCAACCGCTGTTTTTGTTACTGAAAATCTTTGCCATTCAGTTGTAATGTTTATAGTTTGTGAATTATTATCTATATCGGTTATTGTCGCAGTATCACTACCGCTTATTTTTCTTACATATACCGAACCAGTGTATGTTTGCCCAGTAACCGCTGAAAAAGTTGCAATTCCGACTCTTAAACCACTTGCCGTTCCTTCTACTCTCCAACAATTTTTAACACCTTCTGGCGATAAATTTGTACTTAATGTAATATCTGCGGTATTTTGTCCATAATCCAATACATACTCCGAATTCGTTACCAAGTTAGTCCTCTGCGGCTCAAGTTTCAGCGATGGACAAGAAGCATCTGTATAGTCAAGTCTTGGGATATTGTCTGTAATACCTCCATAAACTGCCGTTGTGGTTGTTTCTAAATATGAGTCTGCGACTAACCCTTGATTAAGTTGGGC